TGATTTCTGGGTAGACGTTGCTAAAGACATAAAAAGACGTTATGGAAACATCACGTTTTGGGCGGATAGCGCACGACCTGAACACGTAGCCAGGTTTCAAAGGGAGCAAATCAAGACGTTCAACGCAAATAAAGCGGTCTTGTCAGGAATTGAAGAAGTCGCCAAGTTCATGAAAGCTGGGCGCTTTTTTGTTGTATCAGATAAAGTAAGCCGTTTTAAAGACGAGGTTTACCAGTATATCTGGAATGAAAAAACAGGCGAGCCAATCAAGGAAAACGACGACGTATTGGATGCCCTGCGTTATGCGATTTACTCAAAACAAACACAACCAAAAGCAACCGTTAAGAGAAAATCTCTTTATGGTTTGTAGAAAGGGAGAACATGTATAAATACTTAACCTATCCACGGGATGGATACGACGAAACAAATCTAAAAGCTGAATTAATTTATAAACTGATCCGCAAACACGCAAATGAGCGAGAGGATTTGCAAAAATTAAAGCGGTATTACATCGGCGATCATTCTATTCTCAAACATGAAAGGCGCAATCCTAACGCTCCAAACTTTAAAACGGTAGCCAATCATGCGAAGGATATTGCAGACACGGCCACAGGTTACTTCCTGGGCAGTCCGATTACCTACAACAACACAGGCGAGAGCGACCTTGAGCCGTTGCTGGTTGCGTTTGACAATGCAGAAGTTGACCAAGTGGACACGCAGAACGCTCTTAACATGGCTATCTATGGCCGTGCTTATGAATACATCTATGTCAAGGAAGGCTTAAATGAGCTTGACTCAGCTAGTCTTGATGTCGAGAATACTTTTATAGTTTACGATGATAGTATTGAACGCAGACCCTTGTTTGCGGTTTACTACTACGAGGTTAAGGACGATTCAAAAGACACTAAGACATACCAAGCAGAGGTTTTTACACAGAACTTGCACTATCACATTGTTTTGAGTGATTCGTCAGGGTCGTATGTGAAAAAAAATGATGTTGAACCACACCACCTTGGTCAAATACCAATCATTGAGTACAAGAATAATAATTTTGCGATTGGCGATTATGAGCAACAAATTAGCTTGATTGATGCCTACAATTCGTTGATGGGTAACCGTGTAAATGACAAAGAACAAGCGATTGAGTCTATCCTTGTTTTGTACGGAGCGCAGTTAGGAGACACGCCCGAAGAAACCCACAAAGCTATGTCTATCCTTAATGAAGAAGGTCTTTTAGAACTTCCAATGGATTCTAAGGCTGACTTCTTGAAGAACTTGTTGGACGAGGGCGCTACTGAAATCTTGCGTAAAGCCTTGAAAGAGGATATTTACACCTTTAGCCACGTACCGAACCTAACGGACGAAAAGTTCGCTGGGAACAGTTCAGGCGTAGCTATGGAGTATAAGTTGCTCGGACTTGAAATGATTACTAAAGTCAAAGAGTCCAACTATAAACGTGGGCTTAGACAGCGTATCAGTATTTTTGCTAAATACTTAGGCTTACAACAGATTGCGCTTGATGCAAACTCTATAGTTCCTCAGTTTAGTCGTGGTTTACCTAAGAACTTACTTGAATTGTCACAAGTTATTAATAACCTTGACGGTAAGGTTTCACTTCGTCAGCTTATTTCTCTCTTGCCATTCGTTGAAGATCCTGATGCTGAATTAGAAGAACTCGAAGAAGAGAAAGAGAAGAATATGGAACGTGTGCCATTTTTTAACCAGACTAACACGAAGCCAGAGGAAGAGGTAGCAGATGAAGAACGAGGAGTACTGGGCGAAGAGGAAGGCTAATCTCATCTATGAACAGATGGATAAAGCTGAGAAGCAAGCAGATAATTTTGATAAGGTCTATGAAGAAGCCAAGACTTACCTTGACAAAGAAATAAACAAAATCTTTGATAAATTCCAGCGTGATTACGGTTTAAGTGAGAATGTTGCTCGTCAGGTCTTAAAGACTATGAAGAATAAAAAAGACCTTGCTGATCTACGCAGAATGCTCGAAGCTAGACCGAACGACCCAAACATACAACGTTTGCTGGCAGATTTAGACAGTCCAGCTTATACCTACCGTATGAAACGGTTAGAGCGCTTAAGCGCTGACTTAGACCTTATGCGTAGTTCTATCTATCTTTCCGAGAAGCAAGGCTCAGATGATTTCTATGGCGACCTTATGAAGGATAGTTACTACAAGGCTACTTTTGACTTACAACAGCAAACGGGACTTGCTTATAGTTTCTCCGACTTGCCAGAAACAGAAATCAAACGTCTACAGGCGTTTAAATGGACGGGAGAGGGCTATTCGGACAGGATATGGTCAAACACTGGGGCGCTTGCTTCAAGCGTGAAAGACGAGCTTTTAGTAAGTCTTATGACTGGTCGAAGCGTAAGAGATACATCTCAAGCGATCGCTGAACGGTTTGAGGTTAGCAAAGGCAAAGCAAGACGTTTGGTTCGCACTGAGTCAGCGTTCTTTCATAATCAGATGGAACTGCTCAGCTATGAAGATGCCGAGATTACAAAGTACAAATTTGTAGCCGTACTGGATAAACGAACATCGCATATTTGTCAGGAGCATGACAATAAGGTCTATGAGACAAAAGATGCCGTTCCTGGCGTGAATTACCCGCCACTACATCCGTGGTGTCGGTCTACGACTATCGCTTACGACGAAGATGCAGATTACAGCAAACTAGAGCGCAGGGCAAGAAATCCTGAAACAGGAAAGACCGAGCTAGTACCTGCTGATATGACCTACAACGAGTGGTATGATAAACATGCAGGGAAGAAAAAGCGCACTAAAGCTCCTAAAAAAGCTAAACGCACTCAAACTCCTACGAAACCTAAAGAAACACCTAAGAAGGTAGATCCGATAGATGTATTTATGAATTCTTTTTCAGAGGGTCTTGATTCAAACATAAAAACATTGAAAAACTTTGAACTTAATTCGACATCATGGTATAATGACCGTATAAAAGAGTACATCCCATTTGAAGACATAAGACTGGCAAGCGAGAACCTAAAAGAGATATTAGAGAATAGCGAGCCATCTATGCGTTTTAAATCCGAAAACGTTGATAAACTGCTAGAAACAGACAGGTTTTTAAATCAATTTGAAACAGGGACCAGCGGTGGAAGTCTTAGCCCGAACGATAGAAGACGAGCGACGAGACAACTTTTCGGGTCAGAAGACGATTTATTCAAAAAACGAGACTATGAAAAGTACGGATATTTTGGGAATAAGGACTTTTATGAAGATTTCGCATACAACGATAAAATAATCGGTGGAACTGACCAATATGGGGACGTAATCGTTCGATTTTCCAAAGATAAAGTAATGTCAAGAACGACGTTTACTATCAATAACAGCCTTGGACCAGCTTCTTGGGGGCAAATAGTAGCAGATAATCCTATTTCTCCACACCTTGTTGGAATAGATGAAAGTTATCTAATGGATCATATCGATATTTTGAAACGAGGAAAAATTAAATCCCCTGAGGCACTAGTCGACGAGTTGCGTGTAAGGTATATTGAGGCTCAGTTCCATGGTGACCTTGGTTTGTCCGATGTTTCTAGTGTATGTTTCACAACGAAACCCCCAACCAATAAGCAAATTTTAGCTTTCAGGTCAAAAGGTATCGACGTTTATGTAAGGGAAGGTGATAAAATTGTTAAAGTTAAATAATATTATTGGCATAGATGATAGTCGTAACAATATTTTAGTCACATTAACAGATGGACGTTGCGCCTTAGTTGATTTAAAACGTAAAGGCTTTGTTGTTGAGGTTTTATTGGGTTCATTTTTTAAATGGATGAGTTTCTCGGACAATTACACAGATGCAGATGTTGCTATTATAAAAAGCATTTTAGCTGAACCTCAGGGCGTTGGTTACGGGCCTTATGCTGAACGTTATCTTACAGACCCGAAAGTGAAGCAAAAATTTGACGAAATAAAAAAAGAATGTGGGTATGAATATTAAGCACCTAGAGAAATCTAAGTGCTTTTTTCGTGCTCAGAAAGGAGGAACTTATGTTCATTTGGGAATGGGTGCTTATAGCACTTGGTTGGTTAGTGTTCTTGATGGTTGCAGCATTTTGCTTATCGCTCACAATAACTCTAATCAAAGAGTTCAGCAAAAGAAAGTAGGTGATCCGACATCTTGACTGGCAGGAATAGACTGCTTTAAAACACTGTAAATTGCTATTAACCGTATCAGAATTGATGCGGTTTTCTTATTGTCCGAGCATTGACGACATAAAAAGCCATGGAATTATACAGTCGGGGACGACTTTAAAAATAGGAGGTTCGTAATGAACGAAGAAACACAAACAGTCGAGACGGTTGAAGAACAAGTGGTGCCTGCAGAACCTACTATCGAAACCCAACCGCAAGACGAGAAGAAGTACACAGATGCAGAAGTCGATGCTATCATCGACAAAAAATTTGCTAAGTGGAAATCAGAGCAAGAAGCCAAGGAAAACGAAGCTAAAAAACTTGCCAAGATGAACGCTGACGAGAAACAAAAATATCAGTTGGATCAACGTGAGCAAGAACTGGCTAATCGTGAACAAGCGATTGCTCGTAAAGAATTGACCGCAGAAGCTAAAACAATGCTAAGTGAACGTGGCTTACCAGTTGAATTAGTAAACGTGGTTGATTTGACGAGTGCTGAAACAGTGACCGAGTCGGTCGCAAGTATTCAGAAATCGTGGGAAGAAGCAGTTCAGAAGGGAATTGCTGAGCGTACAAAAGGCGGAGCACCTATTAAGACTGCGCCACAAAATAGCAACGAGCTTACTAAAGCTCAATTTTACAGAATGACCCATGCAGAAAAGGCGAACTTGAAACAGACAAACCCTGAACTGTATGATTCATTTTTGAATTAGAAAAAGGAGAATTTAAAAAATGACACAAACTAAAATTGCAAATCTTGTAAATCCTCAAGTAATGGGCGACATGGTCGCAGCTAAGCTACCTAAAAAACTACGTGTGGCACCATTCGCCACAATTGACCGTACCTTGGTAGGCGTACCTGGTAACACTATCACAGTTCCATCTTACACTTACATTGGCGACGCTGAAGACGTAAACGAAGGTGTAGAGGCTGGTGTAGTTACCCTTGGTACTTCTACTAAGACTGCTACAATCAAAAAAGCAATGAAGGCAGTAGAATTGACCGACGAGGCAGTTCTTTCTGGCTATGGCGATCCAGTAGGAAACGCTGAGAACCAACTTGCACTTGCAGTTGCATCTAAAATCGACAACGATGCCTTGGATGCTCTTTTGGCAACAAACACACGTAAGTACGACTCTAAAACTAAAGCAATCAGCTATGACGTTATCGTGGACGCTATTGATTTGTTTGAAGAAGAAGTTAATACTGAAAAAGTAATGTTTGT